TTATCGCAAGTTTCCGAGACGGTTCGTCCATCATTATGCTGGCGGCGCGTTCTGTGTTTTCGGCGGTATCTTGAAAATTGATCAACTCTTGGTCGACGGTCTTGATGTTGTTCGCGAGGATCGCAATACCGGCTGCGGCGCGCTGTGTTATCCCGGCCTTGGTGAGTTCCTTGAGGTCCGCGCCTTCGAACTTGCGGACCACCTCCAGCAGGTCCATCCCTTGATCTGCCGCCCACATCATCGCCGTTCGCAGCGCGGTAAATGCGCGTTCTGGCTTTTCAACCTTGACCAGCGCCGCAACAACCGCGCCCATGGTTTCGAGGCTCATCCCGGCAGCGTTCGCGGTTGGTGCGAGTTTGCCGATTTGCTCGCCAATCTCCGACATGGTGATCTTGCCGTCTTTCACCACTTGGAACAGGACGTCGGAAATGTGGCCGGCGTCTTTCGCTTCCATGCCGTAGGCGTTGATCACCGACGTCAGCGCGTCAACCGTTGTCGCCACGTCGCTCGCGCCGGCGATTGCGCTCTTGCCGGCAACGCGCAGAAAGTCGATCACGTTGTCGGCCGGGATGCCGGCGCTGATCGCGTCATACACGCCCTTGACGGATTCTTCCAAGCCCAGGCCCAGCTCTGCCGATACGCCAAGAACCTGCTTCTTGAGGCGCGCGAACTCGTCCGCGCCCAGGTTCGCCAGCGTGTTGACCTCGGCCATGCCCTTGCCGAACGCGAGCGCCTGCTTGACGCTGAATATCCCAGCGGCAATCACGATGCCGCTCAGTACCTTGGCAACGCGCATCGTCGCGGACTTGACGCGGTTCAGCGTCCGCATGTACTTGCGGTCGTTCGCCGTGATTTGTACGCCAAGTTTTTGCTTAGCCATCTTGCGCCCGTTGTTTCAGCATGGCAAACACGTTCCCGTAGTCGACGTGGCGCTGCACGCCGCGGGTGCCGTTGCGACGGTGGATGCTCGCGTATTCCCAGCCAACCGCGCACATCGGCTCATCCCACAGCAGCGAGTCGGCTGTTCTGTTTTTGCCGTCACACATCATGTCGGTGATAAATCCGATCCATTCGCTATCGAAGCGCCGTTTTTTTTTGCGCCGTCACCGTCGCCGGGCACCGCCTGGAACCCTGCAAACGCTTCGTTCATCGCGTCAATGATCGTGTTGGTTACCTCTTCCAATTCGACCGCGCCGAGGCCGTCAAAGAACGCGAACGCCGCCGCTTCGAAGTCGGCCCACGCCGACTCCACGCGGTCGATCGCTTCCAGGTAGCGCGCAAAATATTCCGGCCCTTTGTCGGCCATGCCCTTGACGCGCTCCAGTGCCTGACGCCGCCGCGTGATGCCGAGGATCGGCGCGATGGCCGCGCGGCCATTCGCCCACACGTAAACCGCCTGCGCAATGTCCGCAATTGGGATCTCGGTGACGTCCTCGCGAACGAACGCGCTGTCGATCACCTCCAACAACGGCAGCAGCCCGATGCGGAACGGCGGCAGGTCGAGCGCCCCGGCCCGATACCCGCCGCCGATCGCGGTCATCGTTTCGTTGTCGATGTCGGCGTCTTTGCCTTCCAGCGCGGCGCGCAACTCATCGTCGGTGTTGAAGTTGCGCCCCTGTAGGCGTCGCCATTCCTCGGTTGTAATCTGTTCAGCCATGCCCAGCCCTCCTATGCTATGGCTAGATTATGCCGGGATCGTGTTCGGAACCCAACGGCGTCCGCTGATCTCGAACCGCTCGTAATCGTTCTGGCTCTGCACCTGCTTGACGGTCTCGACGAGGTAAGTTTTGGTGTCGATCGACATGGTGCCGCCGGCTGTCGGCGCGGGCGTGCCGTCGGTGACATACGTCAGCGTGATGGTCTCCTGCTCGTCGTGGGACGTGTAGCCTTCGGTGTCGCCGTCGGCGCCCATGTACGTCGCGGTTTCGGCGGTGTTCTCGCGTTCGATGTTCTGGCAAATCCCGTAGGTGCCAGTGTCAATATTGAGGCCAAATGTCACGGCCATGAGGGCTCCTCCCTATGATGTGCTGCTCGAACTGCTCGAACTGCTGCTGTTCTCAATGACGGCCGAATCGCGGGCGCTGGCGTGGACTTCCACGGTCAGCAGTCGCACGTTCCTGTGCGCGTCGTCCTGGTTCATTGTCGGTGTATTGATCAGCGCGCCATAGACGTTCAGTCCGGTGACGGCGTTGGTCAGGTCTTCGATAAGCGACGCGCCATAGCAAGTGTCCCGGCACGCGCCGAGTAGGTCGTTGATTGTTTCACAGGTCGCGTCGGTTGACGCGAACGTCATCACGCGCAGGTCCACAAGGACGGCCGAGTAATCGCTGAGGACCGCGAATTCTTCGTCTTGCGCACTGTGCGCCTGGACGATGATCTGGTACGCCTCGTCAACATCGGCGGTACGGTTGCGGAACCGGCGCACGGCCGCGCTCGCCAGGTCGGCATTCGCTGTGAGAACGGCCACCCACGCCGCCTCTAGCTTCCATTCGATGTTTGCCGCTACCGCCATCTTCTGGCCATCCTCTGCGCTTGCTTGTTCAGCCGAATCTCAAGGACTTTCGCCGCGGACTTGATAGACTTGCCGGATATGCCGTAGGCCGTGTTCAGCATGCTGCCGCGGTCGAGGTCTTCGATGAACGGGTTCATGTTCGCAAGGTCAATGGTGTATCCGTCGCCGGACTTCCAGACCTCTGCTTCTGTCAGCACGGCGCGCTGCACCGCCCCGGCCCGTCCGGAAACACGCGCGCCAAGCCGCGCCAGGACGCCGAGCCAACCAGCGCGCGCATACCCGCGCCCGCGCCACGCGGCCATCCCAACCTCGAACGGCTCGGCGCGGCGCGCGTAGCGCCTGCCGCCGCTATGGACGACGCGGATCATGTGCGTCATTGTGCCGACGCGCGCACCGCGTGGCACTTGCGGTGTGACCATCCGCGCACGGCTCGCGTAGGTTCTGGCAATGGCCTTAACCGTGGCCTTGGTGTCGCGGCGTGACGTGGTCATAGTTTCGTCAATCGCGCGGCCAAGCCGGTCAAGGTCGGCCTGGTTGACGTTGAAAGAAGTTGCTGCGCCTGCCGCCATTAGCCGAACCTCCCCGGGATGTACGCGCCCGGGTAGCGTTCGCCCAGGTCGTAGCGGGTCAGGCGGCCAGCGGCCGCGTCTTCGCGGCGCAGAACGTAGTAGGTCGTGCCGTCAATCTCGACGGTCTCGGACGGTTCCGGAGGCGTCCGGAAGTCGGCCGTCCGCACGTAGACGCTGAACCGGTAGACGTTGTACAAGCCCTCGTCGGCCAGAACGTCGTCGCGGCGCAACGTCGTGCGCGTAGCGGTGACGGCCCGCCCGCCGAACCAGAGCTCGACGGGCAGGTCATCCAGCATGTGGAGGATGTCAGCGTCAAGCTGTGCATCTTCGAATGCCATAATCCGCTACTCCGCTCTCGTTTACTTCGGGTCGTTGTCGCTCGTGGTGGAACTGGACGACGACGCGTCCTCGGTTGATATGCTGCTGACCGAGGATGTCGACTGGCCGCCGGCCGACTGGCTGCTGCTTGATGCGTCCGGATAGACGCTGAAGCTGGAACTGGACTCGCCGAGGCTGCTGCTTGAACTCGACACGCTGGATTGCGAGCTGGAGCTGTTGCTGCTGCTGGTCGAGACCGTTCCGCTGCTGGTCGTCAAGTCAGCCGTTGAGCTGTTGCTGCTGGTCGACAAAACGCCCGTCGAAGTGCTGGAATCACTGCTCGGCCAGTAGGCCGTTGAGCTTTCGGAGCTCGTCGAACTGTTACTGCTCGTTGACAGTCCAGCCGTGCTGGAGCTTGTCACGCTGCTAGTGGACAACCCGGCCGTCGAACTGGTCGACTGCGAGCTGGTGGACAGCCCCGCCGTCGACGAACTGGACGAGTTGAGCGAACTCGTGCTGAACCCTTCCGTGGACGGCGAGCTGGTGCTCATGGCCGCTGTCGAGCTGGACGAGTTTTCAGAACTCGTGCTCATGTGGTCCTGCGTCGAGCTGCTGCTTGACGAACTCAGCGATGTGCTGGACTGCGAGGTGGTCTCGCCTTCCGTGCTGGTGCTTGACGGCGAGGACGTACTGAGTCCGGCCGTGCTGCTGCTGGTCGTTTCGCCGAGCGTCGAACTGGTCGACTGCGAGGACGTGGTGAGCGGCTCGGTCATGCTCGAACTGCTGCTGTTTGTCGAGGACGAATCGGTCGACTGCGAGGACGTGCTGAGGTTTACGGTGCTGGAGCTGGAGAGGCTGGAAGTGCTGCTGCTGCTGTTGGAACTGCTGGAGCTGGACCATTCAGCGGCGGCGGCAACGATGCCCTGCCAGATAGCGGCGCCTTCGGTGTGGTCGATGCACGACCACGCTTCACCGCGGCTGTTTGTCCAGACGGCGCCCGTGCGAAACGGCCGGCCAATGCCGGCAGTGTCGACGCTGTCGTGGTTGACGCCGGGGTGGGTCGTGTCGCCGGGGTAGTGACCGGTACGCGCCAGGTACTGCAACATCAGGTCGATGCGGTCCTGCTTGAGCTTCTGCGCGTCGTCACGGTACGGGGTTGGTCCGTCGTGAACCCAGTAATAGCCGGCCGCGTTATTCCAGCCTTGGTTGCCGGTGAGGCGGGTGGTGCCCATTTTTTACGCACCTTTCTGTATTCGTCGTCGCTTTGTGATTGAGAAAGTGCGGGACGCCGGAGGGCAACGGCGCCCCGCTGGGAACGGGGAAAACGCCCTCCCCGAATCCTTCTAGAACAAGACCTTGAGTTCCGCCGAAACGGGGCTCGGGTCGCCGCCTCCGGCCGAGGTCGTCGCGATCAGGTTGATGTACCTGTGCGTGGCCGTCGGGAGCCGGTAGCGGGTAGTCGACGTTGCCGCGCCAACACCACCAGCGCCGGTCTGCGTGAGGATCGTGCCGCTCAGTGCGACCCAACCCGCGAGTGCGGTCTCGCTGTGCTGGATGGCGTAGGTGACGGTCTGGCCGTTGGCCAACTGCGCAACCGTCATAGCCGGCCCCACAATCGAGAACTCCATGTCCTCAAGGCGCGGGTTCAACCCGCTGTCACTGGCCGTGCCGAGGTCGACTTGCGCCGACCGCGTGCTGTTGGCTGCCGTGCCGAGGGCGAAAGCCGCCGGACTGACAGACGCGTCTTCCATTCTGTGCGCCCACTCGTTACTCATCGTCGTGTCTCCTGTTGTCTGTCATATCGCCGATTAGGCGGTTTCTGTGTTCACAAGGGAGTCGGTCGGGTACATCGGGACGCCCATGAACTCGGTCGGGATCGGCGCCGGCTGGCCGGTGGCGTTCGTCGCCGTGCGGCTCGCGCGAAGCTGAAACAAGCTGCGGCGCGTCATGAAGCAGGCGTCCGGCGCGAGGCCGGCCGGGAACAGTTCCATGGCGTTGTACATCAGCGTGTCGGTCAGCGGGTTCGCGGCCGTCAGGTTGCGGATGCGAACCACGGAGTTCCGCGGGTTCGGGCAGTGCAGCCCGATGTACGCAGTCAACGGCTTGCGGAAACCGTCGTAGGGGTTGTCGGTGCCGTCGGTCAGGCGAACGGACATAGTCTCGCCGACGTCGAACTGGCCGGCCTCGCCGAGCAGGAGTTGGACGTACTTCGGGCCGTACTTGACGAACCACACACTGGAGCGCGTGGCGCCGCCACCGCCGGCATTGACGACCATGTCGGTCGTGTCGTAGAACTCGACCATGCCGTGGAAACCCTTCAGCGGACTGGCGGCGGTCGAGGTGCTGACGGTCGTGTCGCGGCCGTACCAAATCTGACTGGCAACCGAGCGCATGCCGGCTTCCATCAGTCCGCTCGCCTCAATCGCCATGAAGGCGTCGGGGCCGTCTTCGTAACGGTCGGCAACCTTCTTGTCAACTTCGACGGACGCGTCAAGGAGCGAGCATTCACTGCGCCGGCGGACGTAGGTGGATTTCACCGCGGCGACGCCTTCGTTCGCGTCACGAAAGCCGACGTCGGGCAGCGCCGTGCGGATGACCTGTTCGAAGCTGATGCCCTTGATGCTACGTGCTGAGAACTGCGCCATTTCGGGGGTTGTTGCGACGGACTCTTCAATGAGCCCCACGACACTGTCGGCGTTGTTCAGTCTCGCGACGTCCAGGAGTGTTGGGTCTGCCATGATCTCGGTTCCTTCTTGTCTTGAAAAAGCAAAGAGCCGTGCAAGGATGCGGCCCCGCACGGCTCCGGTTTCCCGACCAGCGGTTAGCTACACCGCCGGCTCTGCTCAAATTGTTACTTGCTCGCTTTCGCGTTACGCTGTTCCTCGGCGTCCATGGCGAATCGCGCCTGGCCCGGGGTCAACCCGTGCGACATTGCGTATTGCGTGATCAGGGTCTCGCGCGCCTCGGCCGTCGCGGCCGGGTCGGGGTCGGCGGGTTCGCCGTCGCTGAACTCGGCCGGGTCTTCGCCGGTCGTTTCGGTGTCGGCGCGGGTCGCGATCTGCGCCCGCAGTTGCTCGTTCTCTTCGGCCAGCCGCTTCATCATCAGCGCGCGCGCGTCTTCCATGCCGCCGCCGTTCAGCAGCACTTCGCACGCGGTCTCGGCGCCGACTTCGGTGACGAGTGATTCCAGTTCGGCAACGAACGCGCGCCGCACGTCCGGAGCCGCGGTCTCGGTATCCGCTTCGACCTCTGCGGCGACGGATTCAACAGCGGCCAGTTCGGTCGCCTCTTCCGTCACGGCTTCGACGGTCTCTTCGGTGATGTCTGTCGTGTCTGCCATGTCCCTATCTCCGGTATTGGCGGGCTGCCATTGCGCAACCCTGATCTTGTCGTCTCGCGCGAAGGTCGCGCTCTCCGTGTTCGCATCGGCGCCATACGGGCAAATCGCCACGCCGCGCAACGGCCACTCGCGAATGATCACGCCCGGCCCCTCGAACTCGCCGCCGTTGACGGTCGCGAACTCACCAGCGCCCAGTTCCTGGATGCGGATGCCGTCGCCGCCGAAGTTGATACTCGCCTCATACGGCACGCCGTTCTTGCTCTTGTATGCGATCTCGCTGGCGCGGTCGTTGTCTTTCCACGGGGTGAGCGCGCCGCTCATTTCCAATCCGCGCGCGGTTATCTCGTGATGGTTGAGGTAGCCGATGATGTCGCCGGGGTCGTGGACGTAGTCCAGGGCGACACGGGATTTATGCAGGTGCATTCCCGCCATATCGTGGACGACGTTGCCCCAGTACCAATGCTCGATGGCGCCGGCGCTTCGGGCCACCAGCCGCACCGGCGTCGTCTTGGCGTCGGCGCCGTTGTCGCCCGCCTCGACAATTCCACCAGCGAAACAGCACGCGCCGGCCGGGACGTCTCGGAACCCTTCCCGCGCCATTGTGTCGGTGTCGGTTTCTCGGTTATCCATTGCATGGTTCCTCGGCGCCCTCGGTCGGTGTTAGCTCGGTTGCGCAATCGGTCGCAAGGTTGACGATGAACCCACGGCCCTCCATGGCCTTCACGATTTCGTCGGTAACGGCCTGGTCGTCAACCGTGATGTTCACATAGGCTCGCAAAAAGTCATTGGCCTTATACACGACGTGAACATCTGTCACGATGCCCTTGTCAATGCCGAGCGCGGCGACGATAGCGGGGTCAATTCCGAATGTCAATGCCATCAGTCCTGCCCTCCGCTGTCGGTCGCGTTCGCCTCGTTGCCCTTTTCTTCGTCGCGGGTCGTAACCTGCCCGGGCTGCCCTATCGCGATGGTCGCGCTGGCGATGGTCGCGGACTGCTCTTCCTTGCCGAGCCGGTCCACTACATCGGCGTAACGCGTGCCGTACCGCTCGCGGCATACATCGTCGCGGGTACGGAATCCGTAGCTCACCGCCAGGCCGTCGGCCTGCACTTCCTTGAGCGGGTCGATCCATGGCACGCCGTCGCTGATCCATTCATACTCGATTTCGCGCGGCTTCAGCGTAAAGGATTTGCCGTTGACGCGGACGTCGGGCAGTTCGAGCATCGGCCGGCCGTCGTCGCCCGGCAGTTTGGCCCACCGCGCAATGTCCCAAGCGCTCATGTCGCGGAGGAACTCGCGGAGGTCCGCTTGCTTGGCGCGAACGCTCTTCATGTAGGTGATGAGGTTCTGCCGCTGCGCGCTGTAGGTTGCGCCAGCCGCGTCGTAGAACGTGTAGGGGATGTCCAGCGCGAGCAGTGCGATACGGACCATCAGTTGCGAGTAGGATATGAACTCACCGCTCGGCGTCTTGGATTCGAACATCTCCACGCTGTCGCCAGGGTCGCCCTCGACCTTGATCAGACCGTTTTTCAGATCGAACTCGTAGCGATCGGTCGAGCCGTCGGTGTCGTCACCGGTGTCGGGGTCGGTGTAGTTGAACCCGTCGCCAGCAGCGCCAACCTCGCGCTTGAAGAATACGCCCATCAGCGCGTGCAACTTCTGCTTGATGCGCACGTATTCGAATGTCTCATAGGTGTCCTGGAGCGTCGTTACCGCACTGGCGAGCGGCGATATGCCGCGCCACTGGTCGAAGCGGTCGAAGTAGCCGATCAGCCGGAAGTTTTTGGCCGGAACGAGTTTCGAGAATACGAGATCCGTACCGCCGGCGCTGCTCTCGGTGCCCGTTTCCTTGCGGTTGCAGATGCAATACCGCAGTGGCCGGCCGACCTTCGAAAGCTGGATGCCGTGCGTCAGTGGCACGCCGCGCAGTTCGCCGGGCAGTCCGCCGCCCGTCGGCTTGGCGATGCGGTCGCCCTCGATTGCCTGCAACCGGCCGTCGCGGAGCATGATGACGCCCACGTCGCCGTCAACGGTCCGGCTCGATTCCATGAGACGGACGAACCGGTCGAGCCGGTGTCGGCCGGTGATGTCGCAATTCGTCGCGCGGCTGCGCCAGCGGACCAGCGATTCAAGGCGGCGGTTGAAGTCTTCGTCGGGGGTCAGGGCCTGGAACTGGAAACCGCTCACAAAGTCGAGGTGGTGGCGGATCATCCACGCGGCGAGCGCGAAGTTCCGCCGCGCCTCTTGCGTTGTCGCGATCAGCTTGCGCCGGTCGGTGACGTCCAGCTCTTTGTCTTCCGACTGGACGCGGGTCCGCGGCGCGGTGCGCCGGTGTTTGTCAAGGACCGCGTGGTAGCCGAACATGTACGGCTTGGCCGCCTGCCATGCCGCGCGCGCCGCCTTGAGTGGGTGTATGGCCATCAGCTAAATAGCCCCCGAAAGTCGATGGTTGACACCAGCGGCCGCGTCTGCTGATATTCCGCAACCTCGCTCTTGAGTTCGCTGCGGAGTTTACGAAGTTCGGCGAGATCGGCGTACGTCACTGTGCGGTCGCCAAGACGGTATGACTGCATGCGAGTCACCGTCATAATGGCAGTCTCGATTGCTTCGAGTAGAGCTACAGGAGACTCGATCTCGCCGGACGAAGTGGAAGAAGAAGAGGAACTGGAAGAGCTGCTGCTGTTGTCAGCCATGTCTGCCGCTCTGTCGGCGCGGCAAAGAAAAAGCCGCGCGGTGTACGGCCCCGCACGGCCCGAATCATCCAAGCGCGGTAGCTAGACGCGCCCGTTTCTCTGTTGTCTATTATACAACGCCGTGGCGCCATCCGTAAGGGCACCGCGCAGAGGTTGTGCTATTGTGTAGGATTATCCGACACTCGCGGGGCTCCGCCTGCCATTGTTTGTCCACCGGCCCTCCAGTGACCCCTCTAAGTCTACCGATACATCGCTTCCGACCACCTCGTCTATGATGTACTGCATGGTGTTGCGAATCTCGGCCACTTCGGCCCTCAGCGCTTCCACCTCTTGCCCTGTCGTCTCCTGTATCAGGTTGCCGTATGCGTCATGATTTTCCATTGTTTCGCCCTCCCGTTGTCTATCGCGTAGGATTATTCAACACTGCGCGCGCGTCCCACGCCCGCACGGCTTCTCGCCGACTGCTTCGCAACGGCCCGGTCGCTTCGCATGTCACCTTGCCGCACACGACGTACCACTGGCCGTAGTGTATGTCCGCGCATTCGTCGATATGCATGCACACTCCGCCCACATTGCGACAGAACGGGCACGCGGTTTTCGCTTGCCTTGCCATCGTCACGCCCTCCGTTTCGTTGCTCATTTGTACGCCTCCTCCGTCACTTGCACCGTGCAGAACCGCCCGCCGCAACCCCTGCACGTACAGTATCGCACGCGGCGCTCCGGCCCGGCGAACTCGCGGCTGGTCTCGACACTGCGCTCCGTGCTCTTGCACCGCCCGCACCGCTTCGGCTTTTCGTCGGGATGCCACAGCGACGGGCGACGCTTGGCCGACTGCACGCGGCGCTTGCGGCGGCTGGCCGTCGGTTTCTTTGGTGATGGTTTCGCGGCTGTCGTCTTCGGTTCTGCCATGCTCTTTCCTCCTATCGCTTGCAGAAATGAAGGCTGCCCAGAAGCAACTTGTTTACACAGACCAGCTTTCCGCACCTCCGGCATTTGGCGTAGCCCCTGTTCCCGATTACGCGCACATCCGGCCAGTACCCGCCGCGCTCCCGTGGGTCGTCCGAACAGTCGAACTCGTCGCTGCTCTCCGAACTGCCAGAGTCCAAGCGCCCGTCGTCGTCGTTCATCGCATTGTCCATACGCCCCTCGATGCCGGCCAACTTCATTTTTCGCGGTTCTGCCATGCTACACCTCGTAGTGCGTTACCTTTGCGCGCGACTGCTTGCTGCCGCGCTTCGCCGTTGCGGGTGTCGATTCTTCAGTGATGGTTTCGCGGCTGTCGTCTTCGGTTCTGCCATGCTCTTTCCTCCTATCGGTTGCAAAAATGAAGGCTCCCCCAAAATAGCTTATTTACGCAAACCATTTTTCCGCAAGTTTGGCACTGGATGTACCCCTTGTTCCCAATTACGCGCAAGTCGTCGGGCCAACCGTCGCCGCCCACGTCGATGTCGTCAGACGATTCGCTCTCTTCGCTACTCTCCGAGCTCGCGGAACTCTCCGGTGGATCAATACCGTCAGGAGTCCAGTCCTCCATGAGTTTCTCCGGTTCGGCCCACTTGTTGCCCTTCGGTTCCGTCATATTACACCTCGTAGTGCGTTACCTTTGCGCGCGCGCGCTTGCTCCCACGCTTCGCCGTTGCGGGTGTCGACTCCTTCAACTTCAGGCCGAGGCTTGACGCGGCGACGGTCGCGCCGGTCACGCAGTCCAGCCAATGGTTCTCAAGGCTCGGTTGCCGCTTTTGCCAGACCTCTTGACTGCCATAGATGTGGTGGATCGTCAACGCGCGCTCGCTGACCATATGATCCGCGAACAGCCGGTGTTGGTCCGGCTTGGTGCCGAACAGCGTCATGCACCCGCCCTCGCCGCGCGGGGTCTTGAACCGGCGATGCGCGAACCGTTTCCAGTAGTTCGCGTCGTAGGTGCAGAGGCGGACGTTCGCGCCCGCGTTCGGCGGCGGGCCGACGCGCCAGTGCTCGCCGTGGACAAAGCCGGTCTTGTTGCCCTCGCGCCATTCCTGGCCGGCACGCGCAGCCCAACCCTTGCTCGGGAACCACACGGTCTTATGCCGGCACTCGCGAGTCCAGCCGTAGACGGTTTCAGGTTCCCAGCCGCTATCTGCAAAGCCGCGTTCGATTTCGAGCGTCGTCGCGTCCGCGCGCGTGTAGGTCCGGTTCTCGCACAGATCAATCTCGACGTGTTCCAGCGCCGCGCGGATCGCGCCTTCCATGCGGTGTTTCGGGTACAGGTCCGCGAGCGTCTGGTTGTGCTGCTTCGGGTAGCGCCCGTAGTCGCAAATCCAACCGCTGAACGCCTCGTCCCAACCGACGACGATCCAATACAGTTCGTGCTTGTGAACGTCGATGAACGCCGTCAGCCGCGTGCAGCTTTCGGGGACGGTCCCGCGCTGGAGCGTGTTGATCTTGTTGCAGACCTCTTCGCGGGTCAGCACGTCCGGTTCGTTGGCCTCGACCATCCCGGGGTCATTCTGCAACTCGCACGCCACGAACATCAAGCCCTTGTCCGCGAGTTGGTCGTAGTAGTTCTGGAGCGCCGACAGTTGGCCCTTCTGCGGGTTGTAGCTTTCCGCCCAACTCACGCGCGCGCCCGCGTCCATTTCAGCCCGGTGCGCGCCGTAGAACGTATTGGCCGCGTCGCGGCCCGCGTTCTCGGCATCACTGCGGATCGTGATGTATTCGTCCCACAGGTCGCCGTTGTCGGGTTCGTCGATCAAGAACCGGTAGCGGCGGCCGTTCCAGCTCGGTTTCTGCCGCGGGTCGGTGTACTGGTCGGTCAACGTGCCCTCGGCCATGATGGTCCCGATAAAGAACTGCGTCATCTGCTCGCCCTGGCCGGCGAGGCCCGCGCAATCGTTCTCAATCTTGACGTGCCGGTCTTCGGTCTGCATTGCGCTCTTGACGCTGTCGCGGCTTTCGATGTCGTCGTAGATGAGGAAGTCCGGCCGCTGGTCTTCGATGTTCGTGCCGCGTATTTCGTTGCTGTCGATGCTTATGCACCTCACGCACGCACCAGCCGGCAGCGTGCCGGCCAGTGCCGCGGCAACATCTTCCGGCCAGACCGTCGTCGGGTCGAACAGCGCCAGCCGCACGAAGTCAACGCCCCACTTGATCCGCGATAGGTCGCCCGCTATCGTCTGGGTGTCGCAACGCCGCGACGAACCCTTCAGCGCGCGGATCGGCCCGCACACGTCGGGGAAGTCGGCGGCCAGCGCTTCGTTGTATCCGAGCTGGTACTTGACGTTGTCGATGTGCTGCTTGGCCGCCCCGCCCGTTGCGCCGAAGATCATTGCGAACCGCCGATGCCGGTACAGGATCACCCATTCAGCGAGCGCGCGCATTAGGCTGGATTTGCCCTTACCGCGGTCGGCCGCCAGTCCGAAGTCGCGGTCGTTGAACACGCAATCCTCGGCGGTGTCGATGATCTCAAGGTGGTCCTGGCTCCACGCCTTGCAGAACGTGCTCGCGTGGTACGTCTCGCAGAACCGCCGGAAGCTGGTCCGGCAACGCAACCGCCGGTCGATGTCTTCCGGCACCGCAATCTCCAGGTCGCGGCCGGTCGCCCGCTGCGTCGCCATGTGCCGGCGCTGGCGTTCGAGGTATGCGTCGTAGTTGGGCTTGGGTTCTGTCATGCGTGGTGTTTGCGCAGTCGCCGCTCCATGTCATCGGCCGCCCGCCTGAGTTGCGCCGGGGTCCAAGCGTCAGACCACACGTTCGAACACGCGGTGCCCTTGATCCTGTAGCAATAGTCCAGATACCCGCATTCGCTGAACGGGTTCGTGTACTCAACCGTCACCCCGCCGCCGATGTCTTTCGGTGTGTGCTTCTTCATTGGTCGTCCTCCGGTGTTTTCTCCGCCTCTTGTATCTCGATGTCCTCCGGTGCCGCCGGCGGATTGTAGGCGTGATAGTCCGCCTCGGTCACCGGTTGCGGGTGCCACATAACCGCCCATTCGCCGCTCACCGACCACTTGACGAGCAACCGCCGGTGCACTATGCACCGCACGCCGTCATTGGTGAGCACCCAGTGCTCGCCAGCGTGCGGCCGCTTGCCGAGTTGCCAGCCGTTGAGTTTATCGGGATCGTACCAGACGCCGCGCTTGCGCATCTCTCAACCCTCCGTCATTGCCCTCGCCTGTTCTACGCCAACCGGGTCCGGCCACCGTTCGCGGCCGGCTCGTTCCACGTCCTTGCAGTACCACTCGCTCAAGTCCCACGGCTCGCGGGTCGGGACCAACCCGCGGCAGTCTGTCAGTGCGTCGTCGAAGGTTCGGTGTTCGAACGCCGTGCATTGGCTTTCGCTGTTGCAGTTGTAGACCGTGAACCCCGCCGCGTCGAAGACCGGCCGCAGTTCGGCGAGCAGTCGGTTCGCTTTCCCGTAGCGGCGGTTGCGCGCCTTCTTGCTCTGGCCGAATGCGTACTGCCCGCCGACCTTCGGCATGTGGAAGTCGACGCCGAGCAGGTACACGCGCGGGCAGCCGAGGTAATGCAGCAGCCGCAGACCGAGCAACATTGTCTCGAGCAGTGTGAACGGCCGATCCTTGCCGCTGCCGCCGCCGTGGCCCCAGTGCGCCGTCCAGTCGGTGAGGAATGTCGCGGCATCGAACTTGCCGGTCCGACTGTAACCGACGGTCCCCGGGCAGTTGCGAACCTCGACGTCCAGGGTCCGGAACGTGCCGTCGGGCAGTTTCACGCGCGGCTGTTTCCGGAGTTTGCCGGTCGGCGCGAATGTCAGCACCGCGGGGTCCATGAATAGGCCGTGGTGGAACTTGCTCTGCGGGTCGCCGAACGTCCACGCGCGGCACGGCACCAGGCCCGCCGCGTTGTTGATCGCCAGCGAGGCAATGCCGCGGTCGGCCAGTCGTTCGTAGCGGAACCGGTTCAGGGACGGTCCGCCGCAGACGAGGAACGCCGCGGACGGCGACCACAGGCCGGCGAGTGACATTCGCGCGAAGCCCGACCCGCGGCAGGCCGGGCAGCCGCGGCGCTGCTTCCGGCCGCCGCCGCAGTCGGGGCAGGCGAGTTTCGGGTTGCAGAGGAACAGTGGGTCGGGGTTCATTCGCCCTCCCCGTCGGCCGCCGCCCCGGCCACCATGTTCCAGCCAGGCCGCGCAGAGACCGCGCCGAGCGTCTGGTGCTTCGCGCGCTCAAGCAGGCCGAGCGCCTCCGCGTTCGTGACGTTGCGGCACTCGACGGACACCGTGTCGGTGTCGCGAGCGTAGGAAATGATCATCTTCTGGTCGTCCATCGTCGTCCTCCGTTGTGTTCGCGCCGGGTTCGCCGGCTGTGTCGTAACTAACGTTGCCGTTCTGCGTGT